CCACATCCTGCAAAACGCGGATCTCTTTTCCATCCTCGAGCTTCTTGATCGAAAACTCGTGGATGTCGTAGGCATAGGACATCTCATTGATATCCTTCTCTTTGATCGATTTGAACACCCAATCTGAAAGCGGCACGTCTTCGTAATACTTGCGCGTCACTTCCACGCCCCCAGTTGCCTCGGGTGCCCACTCAAGGACCTTGGCGGGGAGCTCCTCCAGCCCGACCTCGCGGATGTCCTTGATGCTCGCGATCGGCGGGTTCATCGAGTTGTGCATCCACAGGAACTTCACGCGGTCGCGGCTTCCATCGGCCAGGCGCTTTGCGAAGGATCCATTGATCGACATATCGCCGCCGCTGTCCACGTTGCCATGCACGGCGAAGATGCCAGTTACGATCCTGTTCTTCTCGTCCAGTTCCTTCAAGAAAAAGGGCAAATATTTATAGAGCATTTCACACCTCCGTAGGGGCAGGGTTTCCCTGCCCGAGTGAATTGAATAAGTCTTTCTCCGATCCATTCTCCATTTTTCTCATCCTCGATCGGGCTGCGCATCGCCAAAATAGGGAGCCGCCGCGCGGGTGCAATTTGGATGCTCCAATGGATGAGAATTGAAATAGGCCAGGGTCCAGATCTGCCCGTTCGCGATCCTGCATTCTTCATCGTCATCCTCGCTCCCGTCGTCCAGGATCTCCACCAGCTTTACGCCTGCTTCCTTGTATCGGCTGGCAGTTGCTGAGTTTTGGGCATTGCCCAATTCGGTGCGTGCGATCGTCCGTGCCCGCCCCTTGTAGGTCTCATCGACAACATCCCGCAGGCCTCTCTGGTTTTCATCGCCGCGCACCAGTTGGTCGATGCTCCACCCGTTTTCATTTCCGTATTTCAATACATCACGGATCTCCTGCATCGTCGTGTCGTGGATATCCTTCACCTGGGTGGCCGCCAATTTCAATAATTGGGTCACGATCGGATCTGTCAAATCGAATGCCTTCTCCAGACCCAGCATGTAATTCCACTGGCCCCAGGAAAGCTCTGTGATCTCGATGTAGAACCGCTTTACCAAAGTTTCCAGCTTCTTGCGGTCGTCCCCATTCAACAATTCGCCAGCACTTGGCAGCTTCTTTTCTTTCCCTAAATTCGTGCTCTCCGAATTTGGGGGAACGCGGCGAAGCCGAAGGGGGTCTTGGGCTGTTTTACCAGCTCTCTCCACTACCCGATCCGCCAACTGGCTGAAATACACATCCACCGACGCTGTCATGCGCCGTGCTACATCCAACCGAATTCTCCGCAGCGCCTCCGCCCCCGCCTTCGCCTTATCCCCTCTCCCCTTGGGAGAGGGCAGGGTGAGGGAGCCCTTCGTGGTTAATTGCTTTTGAACTTCACTGTCCGCTGATTGCTGACCGCTGTCCGTTGATTGCTGATCGCTGACCGCTGACCGCTGAACGCTCTCCCCTTCAGGAACGAACTCGCTGGCCAGACTCACGAAATAAACGTCATCCCCTGGTTTGGGCTTCATCCCCAGGATCTCTTTGCCCTGACCACGCGTAATGAACGATCGATTGAAAGCCAGTGTGACGCGCTCCCATACTTTCGTTTCTTCCTCCTGCAGCGCACGTACCTCGCGAATATCGAACTTCAATGTGAAGCCAGGCTTTGTGTTGAATTCCTTCTTCAAACCGTTCAACAACTCGCTCGCCAGGGACCGCCACAGCGCCGCCAGCGTCAACTCGGTAAATGCGCGCCGCGCCGCCTGGTCGCCATAATCGCTATGCTTCAGTCCCACGGCCAGCCCAGCCACAACGGGTGGCACCCGTAAGCATGCGCAGATCCTTGCCTCTGGCACCGCGTTCAACGCCTCCGCCGCCAACTCCTGCAGGTTGAAGCCCATCTTCTCCGCCTTCATCCCATATTCGATGAACGCAGGCAGGCCTCGCTTCTCGACCCATTGCTCGCGCAGTCGATCCGCCTTATCCTGGGTGAAATCGTCGTCCTCCGCCATCGTGATCACGATCGACGGCACCCCGTTATTCTTCAACAGCGAATAGATGTATGCCCCCGCCTCGTTATCCTTATCAACCTCGCGCGCCGCCAGCTCGATCCCGCCGATCCCGCGCCACGGTTGGGTTGGGTCTGGCATCCATTTCCAGTGGATGATGTCATCCTTCGAGATCGGTATCTTCCGCCCGTCTCCCGAGTCATACTCGTAAAAAGCCACAAACCCTTCGCTCGTGTCATGGCCTGGCACTGGCTGAATATTCACATCGTTGAATGGCCACAGCGCGATCACCTTGCGGTTCACCGCCCGCTGCTTCCAAAAATAACAATTCCCGCCCACCGCCGCATACGTGATCCCGAACTGCATGAACTCCACCTCGCCCATGTCTGGGTTTGGCTGCTCGATCAACTTCATGATCTCGTGCTTATAATCGGGGACAAAGCGACCGTCCTCCTTCATCCCTGCCAAAAGCGGCGCCTCGGGGAACGAAAAAGCCAGCGTCGTCACACATGCCGACACAGCCGAATTCTTTCGATATCCCTCGTCGATCAGCTTCAAGATCGAAATCGGCATGAACGAATACCGCATCCACCTCGGCACGAAGGAGAATACCTGGCTCGCAGCCTTGCTGAATAATCGTTTAATAAAATTCATAATTCCATTTCATCTTCCCCTAAATACTCCGCGCTCTTGCTCTTTGCGGATATTTGGGGGAACGCGGCGAAGCCGAAGGGGGTCATAAGATCCTGCTCTCCCTCTTCTTCCCGATCATCTCCAGCAGCTTGTTATAGCAACTGCTCCCCGCGTCCACCTGGTCGTCGTTCGCGCCGCGGTCGAATGCCACGCACTCATCGATATAATCCTCGTTCCATGCGCCCATCAACAGGAAGACCAGCCCGCCCTCGAACGCCGATTCCAAGGGTTCCGAGCGCACCGTCTTATCGCCGCTCACCGTCTCGAACTTCGCGTTGAAGCCCATCAGCACGCGGTTCGTACCCTCAGCTGAGTCCTTCCCCGCTGACCCTGGGTCCTGCTGGTGCCAGATCTTCACGTTCCCATACTTTTCGCGGTCATCCTTCGCCGCCTTCTTCATCATCTGATCGCGTTCATAAGATGCCGCCTGCTTGCGCTTCACGTCCAGCATATAGAAAAAGCCGTCCGAGCAATAAGCCATCAACACACCTGCGGTGTAATCGCCCGCGATCGAATTGGCCTTGTCCCAAAACCGCACCGCGAAAACAATCTTTACATCCTCTGGCAGCTTCGCGATCTTCTTGAACCATTCCTTCTTGTAACGCTGCCCTTCCTTCGAATAGGGCATCTGTTGGTACTGCGCCGTCAACTCGAATTCGCCGATATTCGCGCCGATCGATTTCAACGCATCCCGATCGTGCTTCTCTGGCCACAGCGGTTCGCCTGGCTTGCGCCCCAACGGGTCGCCGTTCAACGGGATGAAAATTCCATTCGCCAGGTTATCGAAAAATTCCTCCAGTGTCTTCGGGTATTGCTTCTCTTCGAGCGCGATCGCTGGCATGCACAGCACATCCCACTGATCCGCCTCTGCGTCCGTCGCCATCGCCCTCAACAGCTTTCCCGCCAGGTCCATCTGATGCCAGCGGGTCAGGATCAAGATGATCGCCGCGAAATCCTCCAACCGTGTAAACGCAGTGGACTGATACCACTCATAGATCGAATCCCTGCGCTGCGCGCTGGCTGCATCTTCCCTGTTCTTGACAGGGTCGTCGATGATGAACAGCTTCGCACCAAAACCTGTGATCGCGCCGCCCACGCCTGAAGCCAGCATCCCGCCGTGATGACCTGCCAGCTCCCACGCCGCCGCGCTTCGGCTCTCTGGATCCAGTAATATCGGCTCGCTTGTCGAAGCCAGCTCGCCGAACACCTGCGAATATTCTTCACTTTGGATGATGTCCCTCACCTCGCGGCTGTGCTTCGTCGCCAGGTCCGCACCGTATGACGTGAGGATGATCCTCGTATCGGGCATATCCCCCATCACAAATGCAGGGAACTTGCGTGAAGCCGTCTGGCTCTTCCAGTAACGGGGCGGCATGAAGATCATCAACCGTCCGATTCCCTGTTTCCCGTTCGTCTTCAGGTACAGCTTCACCTGTTCCAGCTTCTGTGTCATCAATTGGATGTGCCGCGCATCGGCAGGATATTTGCGATCCGTATGCTTGCAGAACGCCAGAAAATTCCGCTGCGCCACCAGTCGGTCTTTGATCGCACCCTTGATCGCCTGCTTCTGGTCCATCTGATCAAGCATCGTCATCGCCCTCTCCCCCTAAATATCCCGCGTCCTTTGCGGGTATTTGGGGGGATGCCGCTTCAGCGGTAGGGGGGTCGGCAGACAGGGGGGTCGGGTCTTGAGGTACCGCTTCTTGCTGCTCTTCCACTTCCTCTTCCAACTCCCTCACGATTTCCAACGCGTCGCTGCCCAGCGCCTCGATCAACTGTGCCGTCGATAATTTGCTCAAGCGGTCCAGCAATTTATGGCCCACGGGGCTTCCCGCATCCCCCTCGATCTTCTGGCGTGGAATGTAATCTCGCGTCACCTCCAGGAACAAACGTCGGTCAGGATTCGCCCGATAACTCGGGTCCGAAGCCACAGTACCCAAAGCGTGAAAAACGCCTGGTCGATATTCCAACATTGCTTCTGCCTGCATCTCCGAGATCATCATATCGATCTCGGGATACTTCTTTCTCCACGTCGCGATCGCGCGGTCGCTGGTTAAGCCCAGCACTTCCACTGCCAGCTTCTCCTGCGTATCTGGCCAGCGGTACTTCTTCGGCATCGTCGCCCACGCAATGAACGCCGCAATCCGAGGCCGTACATTCGCCGTCAACAATCGTTGATAAGCATCCGCCCACGCGGGCACCTCGTCGTCTTCACCCAGCTTGCTCGTATCCTTCAGGATCTTGAAGAAAGCCAATTCTCGCGCACGCACATCTGCCACCGAAAGTAAATTCTTATCGTCTGCTTCTTCCGCAGCGACAAGCCCAGTGGCAAAGTTCTCTAATTCCAACTGCGTTACGCGCTTGATAATGCTCATCTTTTCCTTGAATTCTCCCCCTAAACTTGTCCTGAGCGTTAGCGAAGGAT